AACACCAGCTCTGCGTAAATCACCGAAGTCGAAACCTATTATTTGATTCACCTCACGCTCGGTTCCGGCAAATATCTGCTCGCATACTTTGTCCCATATTTCATTGGCTATGACATAACAGGGATCGCCAATCCAAACTTTTATCTTTCCCTCAATTTCAATTCTCTCGTCAATCGTGTTTTGCATTTTCAGCTTTCTCCTTTTGTTACTTTCATATCACTTCCCAATAGGCAACTGTAAAAAGCTCGATATAATTTTGGTCATCAAACCCCAAGTTTTTGCTCCAATTGTCAGCGGCTATTTTTTGGATTGCCAGCCTAATGTCCATCTGCTTCACCCCTAATGCTTTTTGAAGCACATTGCTCAACGCCCTCACCCCATCATCCAGGCGAACCACCTCTACATAGCTATAAGGCTTCCATTTGTTCTTTAGGAAATCCTGCTCAATGCGTAAGTTGTCAGCTTTCCGCTGGAGTATCACGGCTTCGCGGATTGCCTGTTCAGCCGCGCTTTTAAGAAGCACATTGGCAACAGTTACGTCCATATTTTCAAGCTCCATCGTTTTCTCCTTATATCAGCGCTGGCGTTACCGGAACGACCCGAAGCAAAATCGCGCCCGTTGGCCTTGTCCCGTTTGCATCAATCACATGGCCGTATTCAGTCACCGTTGCCGTTTCCTCTCTTGCGTCCGTTACGTGAAAGCCGTGATCTTCAAGCAGCTCGACCACAATTTCAATTCCCGTCAGGTTTTCGCAATCGGTGGTAGCGAAAAGAATGTACAGCATACATTGCTCGTTTTTTTTGCATTCAACGCAGGGCTTGCCGTTGCATCTCGCGGCGCGGTATGTTTCCAGCGCCCGCCTTTTAGTGTTTACGCCCATGCCGTTGCCTCCGCGAAAAAGCCTGCCTGAACGATGCCTTTCATTTCTTCCAGCGCATCGCGCATTATGGAAAAATACCCGTCCAGCTCGGCGGCCAGCTTCCGGTTGCTTTCAAGCAACTCGTCAACGCTGTCTTTTAGCCCGTTTATTTCGGATGCCATAGTCCCTGCCTCCTTATGCAGCGCTGCGCTGTGCCGCTTCGCCAATAACAACCGCATGGTAGGCTTGGATAAGCCTTCTCGTGTTGTTAATCCACGCTTGATCAATGGCGGTTAGCTCGCCAAGGCAATCGTCCAGATTCGCAATGTCGCGCTCAAACATTTCAGGATTCTTAAAGTAGTACAAAGGCTCTTCGGCTTTGTTGCCGCATATCGTCCTATAGGTTACAGGCTTGTCAATCTTGCCGTTCCGGTAGTCCTGGACGGCGTTGAATTCTTTGTTTGCCTGCTCTTGGATAATGTCCAACATCTCGCCTTTCCATGCCTTGGCTTTGGCGGCGCTTGTCCACCTGCCCTCTGCCCTTAGCGTCTCCTCTTTGTCTGCTACCCTCAAAGCCTCGTTGTAGGCCTCAAGCTCTTCCGTAAAAGTCTTTTCCATCTCCGTACTCCCTTGTCTAAAAAAATAGCCCCTTGGCGCTGGAAGTCGCCTTGGGGCAGCCGTTGTCAAAACCGGCTTAGGATTCTTCCAGGCATCCTAAGCCGCTCTTTTCTTTATCTATTTATATTTTCACATACCTGTGAAAATAAATCAAGTATATTTTCACTGAAAAGTGAAAATAATTTAGTTTTTTTGGGCTTTTACCCCACAAATGTATAGTAATTTTCACACGGTAGTGACAAATATAAAGTTTTATGATAAAATGACCGATTATGAAGGGTATGGAAGGGCTTACAGCCAGGGAAATAGCCAAAGAACTTGGCATAACATACGATAACTGCCGTAAGAGAATTTCGAAGGCAAAGGTAAAACCGATTACCAAAGACGCTATATATTCGCGGGATGTACTTGATATTATCAGAGACGTTGATCCGGTAGGCCGCCCTAAAAAGGCCGAGGCTACTGCGCCGGTAAAGAAAAAAAGCAAAGCCAAAAAATAACCCGCCCTCTTATTCCCTTTTCTCTCCATGCCGATACTCAAAAAAAGGAGAAGCCAAATGGGTATTGGTGATTGGTTAAAACGCAAACAGGAAGAGTACCTAAAGAGCCAAAACTCTGTAATAGTTCCTAATCCGCAGGATGGCTTCGGCATAAAGCTTAATGCTGAAGAACAAAGATTGGAAAATGAAAAATTCAAGGAAATCGCCGATAGGGCTATCGAGGAGATTACTAAATGCGGCCTTTTCAAGCCAGAAAAAATACCGATACTCACGGAGAAGATAAATAAAATAACAGTCCCCGGATATGGTTTTAGTGATCCTTTTTCGTATGATGATTGTTTATCCCTTGACGAGAAAAAAACTCTCGGCCTAAACACGCGGCAAAAATTCTCCAGGGAATATATTGAGTCCCTTTCTCCAAGCGGGTTAAAACATGAAAACCCGAAAGACATATTCAAAAATATCTGGATTAATAAAAACCGCGCAGTACATAGCAAATATGACCGGCTAAGATTCGAAGATTTAGGCTTAAAAATGTATGTTTGGGAAACCTGCAATGACGAGCGGGTTTGCGAATCTTGCAAAAAAATGGAAGGCAAGCTGTGCCTTATAGCTGACCCAACTGTATATTCCCGCAACAAAGGCAAGGACTGGATACCGCGCCCGAAGGGAGCGCCACTGACGCACCCAGGCGAGGAGGACGGATGCCGTTGCACTGCTATATCCTACTACCCAGAGCTTGTGATGGAAGTTTAGAACTGAGCTTCATCACATTGCCCCTCCGTTGAGAAACGGTCGCAACCGCTTTTTCCCCAAACCCGCGCCTCGGACTTGTCCAGCAAGACTTGAAAAAGAAAATGGCAGAACGTCACTATAGAGGGGTGTCGCCGGAAATCGGCGCAGTTCCGGCAGCATCGCGCTTTATCCACCGCTACCTCTTTGAAGTTGAACCTTTGATTGAAGTATTGCCGCGAAGCCTCTCCGTTCAGCATTGCCAGCCCTTAGAACGAAACATCGTCATAGGGAACTTGATCTTTCGCGTCCCCACCCTTTGACTTTGAAGGGAACTCCACGCGCTCGGCGATTATTACTACCGCGCTCCGGCTCTTGCCTTCGCTTTCCCAGCGGCTCTGTTTCAGGCGGCCTGTTACGCGAATCCCATCGCCCTTCTTTACCTTCTCTCCGCAGAGCTTTGCAATCTCGCCGAAACAATCGATGTCGAAATAGGACACTTCATTTTCAAAGCCGTCCCCGGATTTGTAGTAGCGGTTGGAAGCAATTGACATCTTACAAATTACTGCCCCTGATCCGGTTTTCCTAATCTCCGCATCACGGCAGGCGTTCCCTTCCAACATGGTAAAATTTACTGGGTTCATTATTTGCTCCTTTTTTTGCCAAAGCTCTTTTTACTTGCACAGTGTTTTGTACCGTATCTGTGCCGGGCGATTGCTTCTGCCTTTCTCCGCGCTTTGCGGTTAACAGGTATCTCCATCTCTTGCTCCTATGAATTATTTTTTCGGTGGCCTTGCCGGTCGCCGTACTCTCGCTTTACCCAAACCCAAACTTTCTCAAGCTCTCCCTGGTTCATTTCTGCCACCGGCTTTTCGCAGACTATCCGCATTCGCCGATAAAGCATTTTCTGCTGTGCCTGTTTGTTGCCGGGCGATTGCTTTTCTAAAAATTGAGTAACTACTGCATTGATATTTTTACGCAGAATTTTCTCCGCATCGCTTGGAGAGCAGGGTGGCGGTGGCGGCTCCGGATCCGGCGCAGCGGCATCAACGCCGTGAGCTTTTGAACTCAAAGGAATAATCCACGGTCGCGGGTCTCCGTTCCCTTCGCCTTCATCTTCATTGCTGCCCTGAATCAGTTCCTGTTGGTTGTCTGGATTGGAAAGCGGGACAAGCCTCTCCTGCTCTATCATTCGGACTACTTTCCTGAACGCCCAGTCAGCAGGCGCGAAAATAACGGCGCGTTCTTTGAGCGGCGCGATCCTGTTCGCTCTCGCAAAGCACTGCTCCAGCCACGGCACGGAGCGGATATGCGTCAAGCAACAAATAACGGATATCTGCGGGACATTTAATCCTTCGTAGGCCATAGCCACGGTAACAAGAATGTGGTACACGCCATGCTTAAAATCTTGAATATTTTTCCGCGCCTGCGGGGTATCCTCGCTGGTGGCGATTCTCACTTTGTGTCCGCGCTGCGCCAGATAGTCATAGTACGCCTTAGCGATTTCAATGTTCGGCGCTACTACAAGCATCTTTGCTTCGCGGTAGTCATGTATTGCCATTTCAGTGAATTCGCGCAGCGACATATTTATCAAGTGATCCGCGAATTCTGTCCGCAGGGCAGTAAACAAAGCCTTCGCTGATTCATCTCCGGACAAGGCCGATGTGTTTTTATGGCCGTCCATTTCTTCCCATTCCGCTTCGCCGTCCACTAACTCGAACTGGACAGGCATTATTGCCCCATCCGCTAAGGCAGCGCTGCGGGAGTATTGTATAACGCGCCGGTTCGTAAGGCCGCCAAGGAACGGCTCGCCACCCACATACCCAAGAAAAGCAATTTTATTTCCGTCGCCGCGAGACAATGTGCCGGAAGCAAAAACAACAATGGCAGCGGAATCTACAAGCGGCTTTATCGCCCTATGCCATTCCGAGCCTTCGCCGATGTGATGGAACTCATCAAGGAATAAAATATATTTGTGATTCCTGAATTCCCTTGCGTGGCACTCCGGGTCAACGCCGACCGCTTGATATGTGGTTACATACCCTGCAAGGCCACGCGACAGATCAAGCCCGTTATCGGCGGCGCGGATGCGCTTGTTTGTCATCCAGCGCGGCTTGCAGAACTCGTCCTCTCCCTGGTATTTAAGGCTATTGCGCGGAACCACCCAGCATATTTTTTCCGCTTTGGCAGGGATAAGGTTCTCCGCTAAAATAATGGGAACAAAAGACTTGCCGCCACCTGGGGTTACGGATAATATTATTTCCCTTATGGGTTTTCCCTCCAGTATTTCCCGGCAGACTTCTTTTATTTCGCGCTGGTGTTTTCGGAGCGAGACACTCAATTCTTTTTCCCTCCGAGGTTCCCGGCCACAATATCTAGCTCGTCAGTGTTCTCATCGTCATCTTCGGAGTCATCAAACAATGAAGACGCGCTGCTTTCGCCGCTTTCGCTGTCCTCAAACGGAAGCTCTGACTGCATCCGCTCGCCCTGGACGTATTTGATAACTTCTTCCCGGAGCGCGATTATTTTTTCAATGAGGGTGTTGTTCTGCTCAATACGCATTTGGGTTCCGGTATCGCTTGACGAGCCATCATCCATACCCAAAATAAGCCTTTCGGTTTTCAAGGTGTGCTTTACATAGACGTTTTCTTTGGTTTTGATTGTAAGCTCAAGCACAAAACCGTCAGGCCCATTCTCCGGGTAACTGAATGTTATCTGCCGGAACTGCGCCGTAATTCCCTCGAACCTAAAGAACTTTATCGCCGAGACAACAACGCCGGATACAGCGGACAATAAATTTCCTGTCGGCCTGTCATTGGTTTGTATTTTTTGTTTTTCTTCTGCGGTTTCAAATGTGACGTTGTAATCGTATTCACCGCCGACCTTAAATTGCAAAATTGTCATCATAAAACATTCTCCTTATACACGCTTATTCCATGCCGCTATTGCTTCGCCTTCGCTATTTTTCTTTGAAGACTCTGCATGGCAAATTTCACAAGAAACAAAATACAAGCCAGAGCTTCCGTGATAGCAAGGCTCATCGTCAAACTTTATGTGTCCTTCGCCGCCGCAGAATGGACATGGCTTTAAGAAACTCATCAAATAACTCCTGCCTCTTTTAATTGCTGCTCTAGGCTTTCCAATGAATTGACAACGATACCTATACCGCCGTTCCGGTTTATACAATCAAGGAATTCTTTTTGAGAATCCGACAGTTTGCCGCCTTTCGGCCTTTTGCACTCAATCCAGATCGATACTCCAGCCGGGCCTATGGCATAAAAGTCTGACATACCTTTCGCTCCGTACCTTACGAATTGGCCCCTGGCGGTTTTATACGCGCCACTGTTCATGCGCCAATGCAGAATCTGCCTCGCCGCTAAGAAGTCATCAACCACTTTTATAACAGGGCTTTCTTTCGGCCCGTATTTCGGCGGGGTAATAAAAGCTGTTGCCATTAAAAAAACCCTGCCAAAAAATGCGGCAAAAAAACAATAAGATTTTTCATAGATGGGATTTCCCTGTGAATTTGCCTGGCATCCAGCCACAATCTTTATATAAAACGTCCCTTACTGCGGAAGGTAAAAATCCTCTTTTAAGTGATCTTTCTATAATATCGTGGAAATCTCTATGGCACTTTTTGTGCATAGCAATAACTGTTTTATTTATATAATCTACATCGTGCCAAACTCCATCGCCATTTTCTATTAATTTTAGGCAGACGGGACATATTGAGCCACTTGGCGCTTTTTCGTTTTCCCTTCTCGTTTTTTTGGTAAACTCTTCCATCCTTCGCCTCCTTTCTCTCTCTCGTTCCTTTTTTATGTTTTCAGGTCTTTCACGCCATTCTTTTTGTCCTTTACCTTGAGGTTTTCCTTTTCTTGTATAACCTGCAAATTCATGGATAAGGCTGTCGCCACTTGCGGAGTCAATCTCAAAATTCACCACTGTCATTTCCTTTCTCTCCATGTTGACAAAGGCTTTAATTCTTCCCGCGAATAGCAGAACAGCCATTGTTCCCCATCCCAGAAATATTCGTAAAGGAAGTCATCATGGCGTACCCATTCATCAGTAATTTCAATTGACAATTCCTCACCATACTTGGTATAGGGATCGCACTCCTCAAGCGTTCCGTAAATTGCCGAAGTATCGCCTAACGCGATCGGCGCTTCGATTTTTTCCTGCGTATTGTAGGTGTCCAAAAAAAGCGGCGCTATATGGTCGGGATAGCCGTCATGGTGGCAGTAGATTGCGTGAACCTTGCCCTTCATCTTTGCGGAAATAATTGTCCTCGTTGACATTAAATAGCCTCCTTAAACTTAGAGAGATACTCTCTCAACACATTTCCAAGCATCACCGCATTTGATACGAGAAATGATTTGCTGGGAAACGCCTAAATCCTTGGCTATGTCTTTTTGCTTTTCAAAGTTTCTAAGCCTTCGAATGACTTCGGGTATTAGGCTTTCATTCAATTTGGCCTGGCTATTCTTAGAGCCTGACCGATCAGACCACCGTCTTCTTTCGCTGATGTCTTTAACGTTTTCTTGTTGGGTTCCAAGTTCGAGGTGATCTGGATTAATACACTTTCTGTTATCGCACTTATGTCTGACTACTTGGTTTGCTGGAATCTCTCCATGGTTTTGTATATATACAAAGCGCGAAGCGACATAGCTTTTTCCATTACGAGCTATTACAGGATAACCGTCTTGGTTTTGTTTATGTGATGTACATTCCCAACAGCCTTTCGGTGTAACGGTATAAGCAAGTTCCCTGCTCGCCATTAGGCTTCTCCGTTCAGCATTGCTTCAGCTTTTTTCGATAGTTCGTAGTCTGCGGATTGTTTGTTCTGGCTTAGGAATTCAGCAATCTCGCTTTCCAAAAAATACAGCCTTCCGTTTGTCGGCTTGTGGCACGGCAGTTTTCGCCAATGTACGAGCTTGTAGATATACGAGTGCGAATACCCGGTTAGCTCTATTACCCTTTTTATTCTTATGGGCATCTCTTTTACATTTTCCATTCCAAAACTCCTTGTCGTAATAAATCGCCCGTCTGTTCCGAGCCGCCATCGGTCTTGTTTTTTTTATTGGAAGGAGCGTAAAGACTCAACCAGAACGTTGCTCCTTTAGTAGGGGGAGGATTTGAACCTCCGACACCGTGGTTATGAGCCACGTAAGCTACCGCTGCTTTACCCTACCAAGCAACTGGTGGGCAGCTTCCCCACCAGGCAGCCAAAATTGTTCGCTCCTACAGTTGGCTACACCCTGCAATCGCGCTATGTCTTTCCAAAGTGTCAGGCCGCTGCAGACAGCCATTTTTTCAATACACAAAAATTTTGTTGGAGACGGTGGGGTTCAAACCCACTACGTTACGCGGCATGAATGAGCCGTACAGAAAACGCCTTAGTCAAAATCGCTACTGCCTCATCTCATTCATGGACTTTCCGCTTCGCGTACCCCCTCTACTGGTTGACTAGGTGTTTTATGCCCTAAACCAGATACCAAGGTGCAATGTCAACTTCTGCCACGTCCCCAAAAATAATCGCCGCCATGTCGTCGAAACAAACTCTGGCGGCGGTACTATTCATTACCCCATCCGCCCACACCTTACGCTGCCCAACACAACGTGGCTCCAGCAAAATGGGTTTATTGGCTACAAGCCGGACTGCGTAATATGGCGCAAATTTCCGGCTGACCTTTTTTTGCCGCAAGACTTCATTGAATAGATAAACCTTTTCAAAGCAGCGTCTGATTAATGAGAGATGCCACCACGACAGGAAAATTAATAACCTGTTCCTCAAAGCCCCTGCTCCTTCTGCCTTACTCCCCACATAAGAACGAATAACGCACGGGAAATTTTCTCGTTGGCTAATTCACAAATCAGGGAATAAAACGGCCTGTAATCCATCACAACCTCCAAAATAAAAAAAGGAACTACCTCCGACCTTGCGGTGCAGGAGTTCGCCGGCTCCTGCTGGAAGTAATTCCTTTCGTTACCCTGCCGGCTCAAGGTAAGTCTCATATGAGACCATCTTTTGCCATATTAATCTCAAACGAGACCTATGTCAAGCGAATTCCTCTCATTTGAGACTAATATTTTTGACATAATTCACCGATGTTAGTAGAATAGAAAAGGATAAAAAGGGTGGGTAAAAAGAAAGGAAAGGAAAAGGATGATAAAGACAGTATTATAGAAGGGAACGAGGGGGATTACCGGATAGTCAAGCGGATAGACGCAAAACTATCGGAAATAGGCATGACCAGGCCGGAACTCACCGAAAAGGTGAAGGGCATAAAAGGGACATTTGCCAACAATACCCTTTCAAATTGGGCAGCGCGTAAGACCATCCCATCAGCAGACATCGCCGTGGTCATAGCCGATGCCTTGCTGTGTTCAGTGCGTTGGCTTGTTACCGGAGAGGATGACAAAGAGGAGGAATACTCCGTTGAGGAAAAAAATTTGATTAAAAAATACCGTAGGCTGGACGGTCAAGGGCAGTACGAAGTAAAAGCCCTGCTTGACGCAAAACTTCAGCCTGTCGGAAAAGAGACTGTGCCGGAGATAAGAACGTTAAAGGAAAAAACAGAAAAACAAGCCACGAAAAGGGGCGCATAATCCGATTTGCCCCTGAACAGTCAGGATTTTGGTTTTGGCCTTGGGGGTGTAAAGTAATACCGTACCCTGGAAGATAAAAGGAGAAGGAAATGGAATTTGATATTTTTAAGCAAAAAATAAACAACGCAGGTTGTAAAGTAGGGCTTTTATCTAAGAGTAGCTACTTGGGAATTTCAAAAATGATACCTGACGATGAAACGATTTTGTTCGCTTGCGAGACATTACCTGTAAAATTAAGCGGTCTATATGGCGTTGTAGTAATAACAGAAAATAATTTCTATGGTTATATTCCACAAGCCGATAAGACTTTTTTAAGCATTAGCATTGTCCGATCGGAAATAAACGATATTGAATCATCTGGTGGAATATCTAAAATAGCGACAATAAAAACCGCTAATGCTGAATATTGTATTGGAAAGACGGTAGATAATTGGCCAAAATTGTCACGCCTTATAAAGACTGGCGAAATCCTACCGAATACGACTCCATCTTTGAAGGAAATATTTACTGATATTTCAGCTACAAAAGAACCTGTTGAAAAAACACTTCGATGTCCGAAGTGCGGTTCTGAAAATATTGAGCCTTTGGCAATAACGTCCGGAAAGACCAAAGGCTTTGGGCTTGGAAAAGCAGCAGTAGGCGGGCTTGCTTTAGGGCCATTAGGTCTAGCAGCTGGCGTTATAGGGATGGGGAAAGGTAAAACAAAAACAGATATAGAGTGGGTATGCAAATCATGCGCTAAACAATTCAAAAAACCAAAAAATGACTAACGGTAACACTTGGAAATAATAATTAAACTTCCAGAAGAACAATTTGTCGCCAATTGTGCCGAAAAATAATAAAGGGGTAAAATATGGGCTTCGAAACTGATGAGGACAAGAGAAAAGAATCAATGGAGCTATTCATAAGAGCGTTAATGGCCGCCCCCGATTCGTTTATTAAAGCGCTTTCGGGCAAGAACTATGCCAAAGAATTAATAGACGGCGCAACGGAATTTAAAGAGTATCTTTACCCGAATAGCAAAAAAGAATAACTCTATTTCCCTATCGACAACTGTCGCGACCTAATCATAATGTCGTAGGCTTGAACCCACCCCTCGGCACGGCCTGTCCTCCCGTTTATTGGCTGTGTCCTTAGCCATTCCGCGCGGTCTTGCAGATAGACCAAGAACTCGTTTACGCTGTCCGCGTCCCTGCGGTTATATTCCAAGAAGCACAGCATGGACAAAAGCCAGGCATCGTCATCGCTTAACTGCTTGACGGTTTTCGGGTCAGTCCCTTTCATGGCGTAGTCCCTTAGACCTTTGAGCGAGGTATCCTTTACCTTCGAGATAATGCCTATAGGGGTTTCGCCGTAGATGATTTGCCTTGCCATGTTGAACAAATCCTCGCTCTGCTGCGCCGAGACAGCGAAGCCAATGAGAAGAAACGCCACAAAAAACAAATTACGCATATATGCCTCCAAATAAATTAAATTATTCATAACTCCATTGTCGGAAGTTTGTTAACCGCGTCTCTTAATTTGCCGTCCGAAATCTTTGTATAAAGTAATGTCGTTTCAATACGCTTGTGGCCGCAGATCTTTTGTATTGTGTAAATATCAACGCCGAGTTCGTGGAGCAGGGTGGGGCAAGTGCGCCGGGCCGCGTGCCATGTAATATGCTTATGGATGCCTGCCCTTTTTGCCCACCTTATCAAATATTTATTGGTGTCGGTATTGCTCACCGACAGCAGCGGGAACACAGGGTCTTCGGAGGGATGCTCTTTTCCGTCATCTATCAATTTCCAAGCCGATTCATGGAGCGGCACGGCAACGCGCTTTTTTGTTTTTATCTGGCGCTTGATTATCTGCGCCCCTGTGGTGTTATGCCCAATGTCGTGCCATACAAGGCTTTTTATATCGCTTATCCGCAGGGCGCAGTAGCAGGCGAATAAAAAAGCCCTCTTTACTTCCCGGCCTAGCGTCCCGCCGATATCAATTTTAGATAGTTTTATCAGTTCGTTCATTTCCAAAAACTCGCGATCGGGTTCCGGGATTGATATTCCTGTTATGTCAGCGGATGGGTCTTCGTGTATAATATTTTCCCGCACAGCTTTCCGCAACGCCATGCGTACCGCATATGAATAGCTCTGCGCCGATTGCTCGGACAGGCCGGAATCTTTCTCAAGGAATTCTTGAAAGTTACTGAACCATTTCGGGGTAACTTGCCCGATCTGAATCTCCTTCCCGCTTGGGAACTTTTCGAGCCAAGGCAGCGCTTTGCACACGCGGTCCTTTTGCTTGTCCCTGCCCTCGCCCATTTTCTCAAGGTATTTGTAAAGCAGGATTTTAGCGGAAAGCTTATCCTGCAAGCCCCACTGTCCGGAGAGCAGTTGCATTTCCCTTTTGGCGCGTGTAATTTCCGCGAGTTGGCGTTGTTCCTTAGCGGTCGCTGGATCGGAAGACACCATCAT